ATTTTCTGTTGGGCAAAGTCCAAATAAAGTTACATCAATTGATATCAACAACGATGGTACTAATGAAACTGTTGCTGGGGGTCCATACGGATTAACTTACGAAGATATTAATAAAGATAAAAGTAGTTTTTGGATGGTAGTAGACGAAAAGGTGGTACTAGACCCAGCAACTAAGTCAAGTATAGCACATTTACGGTCGGCAGAATCATCAGATTCGACAAAATATACAGGCGCACAGATTTTCCTTAATTCTGATAGAGTCATTTTAAACAGTAAAGTAAATGAAATATCTCTGTTTGCGAAAAAGGAAATAAATCTAAGTGCAGTAGAATCGATTACCATAGATTCTGGTAAATCTGTGTTTATTACCGCAGAACGAGACATAGAAATTTCGACCCCTAGAGATTTAGTACTAACCGCTCGTTCGATTAACTTAAATGTAACAAACGATATTTCTCAGGGAACCTCAGGAAACTACACAATATCGGGTAAAAAGATATTTATAGGAGCGTCACCAAACGATACAACACAACCAATGGTGTTGGGCGGTGAGTTGGCAACATGGTTACAAAAGTTGATGGATGCATTTATCGTAGAAATACCAAGGTCTATTGCTACATTAAACCCAGTTCCATTCGTTGCCGCAATAACTGAATTACGGGTACAACTGGGATTACCAAGCATACCTCAATCGGCTATATTCAATAGTACAAGTAATTTTACTTCTAAAACTAACGACTGATTATGGCAATACCAAGTAATTTATTACCCATAAATAATCCGATTAGAGCAGAGGTAGAAGAACTTCCAACTATATCACTACCAACTACTGGTTTTTCGGGAGTACCAAGTAATTTACTACCAGTTAACACCAGTAATATTTCTGGTTCGTTCCAATCGTTGGCGGGAAATATACCAACAGTTAATATACCCGAAATACCACAGTTTTCAATACTAAACACGGTTATACCAGATAGACTTTTTACAACGGGAAGTATTGACCAAGTTAGAGCAAGAACTTTAAACGCAGCAAGAACATATACTAGTGGATTACCAGCGCTACCGACAATCCCAGCAGTACCAACATTAATAGTTCCTAAACCAAGAATACCATCATACGGTCAAATTAAGAACTATATCAAGACTAAAATAGATAGAATTAAACAACAACGACAACAAGCATCAGTTAGGGCATTAGATGCAGAGCTTAAGAAACAAGAAAATCCGTTCAAGTATAGACAATCGTTAAAAAATCAAGAAGTAAAAAGTACGGTTCTTGGACGATTTAATAACCAGTAGAGGGTAATAATATGGATAAAGCATTATTCAGAGCGTATGTCAAAGAATTAGTCAAGGAACAAATCGAAGAATCGGTGGAAAAGGCAGTGAAGAAGATTCTTCCAGAAGTTCTTGGGGAAGCTATTGCAGAAATTAAGGGTATGCAAAAACCACAAGTTAATGAAACTGTGACAGCTCCAGCAAAACCAAAACTTTCTCGTAGTCAACTCGCAGCAATGATGGGATTGGAACGCCACGGCGATACCATTACTGCTACATCAAAGAATGTCGGTCCAGTAATGCAAGCTCCAGCAGGTATACCAGAGGATAATCCTACATTACAAGCTATCAATAGAGACTATTCTGCTCTAATGAAAGCAATGAAGTTGACCTAATTGGAGATATAAATGGCTCAGAAGTTTATTGGCATCACATTACCAATACGATTGGGACAGACAGGAATGTTTGACCAATCGACAACGGTAATCCAACAAGTTCGTTCTAACTTTAAGAATTTGATTTTGACAAAGAAGGGAGAACGTGTTGGACAGCCTGATTTGGGGTGTGATTTGTGGAAAATATTGTTTGAGCCATTAACGGACGAAACGCTAGAAAATGCTAGATTGGCAGTAGCTGACGCTGTAGACCGTTGGTTACCGTTTATTGAACTAACTGATTTTCAAATTACAAAAACAGACGATAATAATATTATTAATATAAAATGCCTATATAGATTTAGAAATAATCCAAATGTAACAGACCAAATAACCGTAGCGGCTCGACAACTTGGAGTACCAACAGTAGGATTTACAGAAGTACCAGAAGATGCGGTACCCACACAGGAAGAAATTACAGCACTTCAAAACGCTCGTCGTATTAGAAGACTTAATTAATTTGGAGTTTTAAATGGCAACGAATCAATCAGTAATTATACAACCAAGACCAAATGTCAAGCAAATTAATATTTTATATTGACAATCAATTTAAAGAAAATCTGTTAGCTTTTGCAGAACAACAAGAAAATGTTATTTCTATAGCACAATTTTTGGGATACAAACCAAAATTAGTTTCACCGTCAACCACGACGGCAACAGTATATCAATTAGCCCCAGCTATAATTGAAAATGGTGTCTATGTTCCTGACCCAAGATATTTGGTTAAGTTAGCAAAAGGAAGTACATTCGTTACTACCGGACAAACATCTGTCCAATTTAGACTAAGTGAAGATGTTAATTTTGGAGATATCACGGCAGAAAATTATATTGTCAACACATTCTCTGGTGGTAATCCATCAACATTTATTATCAGTAAGCCAGCTCGATTGGTATCCGCAGAAGAAAAAACTACAACATTTACATTTGGAAGTCCACAACGATTTACCTCGGTGTTGATGCCAGATGAATCTATAATTGGTATTGAAAGTATAGTTGATTCTAATGGTAACACCTGGTATGAAGTTGATTATTTAGCGCAAGATGTTATTATGGATGAGCTAGATGTGACCAGTAACGGTGAAACTGGTATTTTACCATCATCTAAATTACGACTTCGTAAAGTTCCTCGCAGATTCGTAACAAGAATTAATAGAGATAATAGAATGGAGCTAGTTTTTGGTTCTGGAACGGGTAATGAGGCTGAAGTTAATACGACCTTAGATTCTAGACAAATAGCAAACTCTCAATATGGTAGTACCATAGAAAACGCACTAGGTAATGTGGCTATTAATAATGTAAACTTCCTTGATAGTAACGCGTACGGTATATCACCAGCAAATATAACACTAACTGTGACATATTTAGTTGGTGGTGGGGTAAATACAAACACCACATCAAACACAATCAACAGAGTGTCAGAAGTAATTACATCGAATGACACTACTGACTATACTGCTGCCGAACTTAACGCATTTAATGCAGCAGTACAAAGTATAACCATCAATAATGACTTACCAGCTACTGGTGGTGGTGAAGGTGAATCAATTGATGAAATTCGTGAAAACGCATTGGCATTCTTTAACGCACAAAACCGCGTGGTCACCGTAGAAGATTATGCAGTTCGTTCTTACGCACTTCCATCAAAATTTGGTCGTGTGGCAAAAGCGTTCGCAGTACGAGATGAACAAATTAATAGAATTCTAGCAGCACAAAATGACAGAGTATATGTAGATAATCCCGTTCGTCCAAATGTAATTAATTTATATACGCTAGGATACGATACAAACGGTAATCTAACAACACTCAATACACTGGTTAAGGAAAATTTAGCAAGATATCTTGAGCAGTTTAGAATGTTAACAGATGATGTAAATATCCTAGACGCATTTATTATCAACATCGGCGTACAATTTGACATCTCGGTACTGAGAAACTATAATGTCAATGATGTTCTTGCAAGAAGTATTGGTGCCGTTCAAGATTTCTTCAACACAAGTAAGTGGAGCATAAACCAACCAATTATTTTAGCAGATTTGTCATATAATATCGGATTGGTAGAAGGAGTACAGACAGTAAAAAGTGTTAAAATATTCAATAAGTACGAATATAGAGATGGCACAGGATACCAACCATATCGATATGATATTGATGAAGCAACAATTAATGGGGTTATCTATCCAAGTCTCGACCCAAGTATTTTTGAGTTGAAATATCCAACAACAGATATTATAGGAAACGCTACCCAATGAGAACGATACTAACCGCCAGCAAGGACACTACCCTCTATCAAGCATTTTTAAATAATAATGCTGGATTAGATGAAATAATTGAAATTGGTAAGGTTATAGATTTATCGGAACCTACCAGTTCAACGGCGTATGCAACGGGGTCCGCACGCTCATTAATATATTTTGATTTACCAACTACAGCAAGTGTACCAGCGACCGCTAGTTACTTCTTAAATTTAAGATTAGCAAATGCTGATAATGTTAAGAGAAATCAAGAAATTATTATCTATCAAGTTTCTCGTTCGTGGAGCGAAGGTAGTGGATATTTTTATCAAGATATAAAGAATGTTGAAGACGGGGCATCGTGGGTAAAATGTAACGCTACTGTATCTTGGAGTAACGCTGGTGGTGATTTCTTAACAGGGTCAACCAGTCAAAGTATCGTTCTATCATCGTATCCGTTAGAGGATATTCGTGTTGATGTAACTAATATCTTACGCC